GCACCCTTTGACAGTCATCATCAATGGTTTGGCAAATTCTCTCTATGTGCGTTATACGTATCGTGTGCTCAATCCTGCACGTGAAGTGAGATCATTTTGACGGAATGTTGCTTTGATCACCTATGGAGATGACAATTCATTCGGTGTGAGTAAGCGAGTTCCGTGGTTTCACCACACGAGCGTGCAGAAAGCGTTGGCTGATATCAGCGTGGGTTACACCATGGCTGATAAAGAGGCTGAGAGTGTGCCTTATATTCATATCGATGAGGTCTCTTTCCTGAAGCGCACGTGGCGCTGGGATGAGGACCTAGGAGCTTGGGCAGCACCCCTAGATGAGGAGTCCATTGGTAAATCACTCACACGAGTGGTCAAATCAAAGACACTTTGTCCTGAGGCACAAGCTGTTGCTGTGATGGAGTCTGCTTATGCAGAGTACTTCTTTTACGGCAAGGCCAAGTTTGAAGAAAAGGCGCAGATGTTTGATCGTATAGTGAAAAGATGTGGCCTGGAGGCTTACGTCCGCGAGAGTTCGTTCCCGTCGTGGGAAGAGCTTCGTGAGCGCTTCTGGCGATCTTCACTGTAGATCTACGTCATGTCCGACTATGACATTAAACTAGCAGGTAGTTTAGCAACACTACCTTGAAGCGAAATTGCTGCGCGTGTATATATACTGCATGTTTTTCATATTATCTCTTGATGAATCCATGAGAGTGGATTGCGCGCTAATCACACCAGGGCGTTCCCCAAAGTCCCTATTTAGGGAAGGAGTAGGTTTGACTCCAACCAAAGAGATATGCATATGTTAATAGATATACTTCATTTTGCATTTTTACATTTATCTGGAAACTTTATTAATACATATATTACATTTAAAAACGAGGAGGAGGTGCGATGCCTCACATGTAGCTGTACCAGTTGTGATCTCTGCAAGGATGATCATGCTACAGGCATGAGTAATGCCAACTGGCTTCCCCAAAGTGCGGAGGTGCCTATGGAAGATAGTGGCTCTGGAGTCCAAGCGACACAGCAAACCACCAATTTTATAGATGCTAGTGCTGGTGATGTTATGGT